AAGTAAAAAAGAACCCCCGCAAACCGCTCAACCACGAAGGATTGTTGAGTTTACGGGGTTTCCCTCATCTATGCGGAAGATGGGACTTGAACCCGTATTTATAGGCATATAATGCCCTTATTTACTGCACTTCTTAAAATCCGTTACTAAATTCGTTACTAAAACAAACAAAAAAAGCACCCCCGAAGGAGTGCTTCTTTTGAAAGGAGAGTATAATGACAAGAACGATTATTTTACTCTTAACTTCTGTCCGACATAAATCTTATTCGGATCTTTTATGTTATTGACTTCAACCAACCAATCAACGGTTGTATTGAACTTCTTTGCAATCTTTGTAAGGTTGTCGCCCTTCTGAACCGTATAATATTCTTCTTTCGGTTCGGGTTCCGGTGCTACATTGTACTGCGGACGTGCTACGCCCCAAATTAAAGAACGTCCACGCTTACGTCTTAACACTTCCCCGCCGTTGCTCTGTGAAGACGACTGCGAAGTATTGCCGTCTATCGTAACCACGAAGCTTCTATCGAACGATTCACATATACCAACGTGACAATGAGCCACGCCGTTAAACTCAAAGAAGATCAAGTCGCCCTTCTGTAAGTCGTTCACGGACACGGCCTGTCCGTTCTTCTTGTAATAGTCGTACAACGTACCACAAGAAGCCGTTTTATTACCACCGAAGAAGAGTTCCGACAATCCCGTATGCTTAAACAACCACCATTGGAACACTACGCACCAAGGCTGTGACGACTCTCTTCCGTAGTATTCAAGGTTATACTTATTCGTGTTATCGGGTTTCGCTTTGTAGCCGATCTGCGACTCCGCAAGTTTAAAAATCTCGTCAATATTATCCATAATTTAGTCCTCTGTCTTTTTGTGCAAGTTAACGGAAAAATACAGCTGTTCCCGGAATGCGTTTTTGTTACTTTTTGCCAAACTCTTTTTCAAGCTCTTTGACTGCCGATTCAATCATAGAATCAATCTGCTTATTGTCGTATTTGATTCCCATATCGTTAAGAAAAGTCTCAACATAAGCCTTTTTGGTTGCGCCCATGCCCCTTTCTTTGTAGATTTCCTCCGCTGCCTGAACCGCAATCTTAACCCACTTAATGGCCTCGGCGAGTTCTTCTGCTGATACCTTGGTCTTGATCCAGGGAATCACATACATAGTTACAAGCGCAAACAATATCGTTAATACGCCTTCAAATAACATTGTGTAGTCTTTCATAAATCTACCCTTTCAAAGTCTCTGTCATATTGTGCCTGTTCTTCCTGGAGTCTTACACGTTCTTCTTCACGTTTGCCCAAAAAAGCTTTAACCGCATAAACAAAAACCACACCGATTATGTGAGTAAGAAGCGCAATCGCCAAATTTTCAAGCTCTTTGAAAATGCAAAATTGTAAATCAATAAGGGCAGTAACAAGTATTATTGTTACTACCCTTTTAAAATATGTCATTTTTTGTCTTTTATTCATTTTAGCCTGTCCTGAATAACTGCAACAATCTTTTCAAGTTCCGTCATTCTGCGTGACATATCGTAAAGGTCTTTAACGTCCGTCTGAAGTTCTGAAACAACAAACGATAACCTCGACTGTTCTTTTTGCATATCGTCAAGGCGGGCGACAACCTGTTGAACTATGTTGTACAGATCTTTCTTGTCTTTGTCTGCAAGTTCGAGTTTCTTCGTTTTAAGAACAAATACAGAACTTACAACTACACCCAGGAACGCCATAAAAGGCGTAATTACCACGTTCAACCATTCCATACAGTCTTATTCCTCCGTCGGTTCGGGTGCCGGTCTATGATCTACGATTTCACGATAGCCATTTAATTCTTTACCGTATTCGTCAAGAATTTCAACAACGGCATAAAGAATGTCGGAAGCGTTATGCAACGTTGCAAGCTGACTATGATAATTGACTTTAGCCAATGTATCAGTATCAAACCTACTTATCGTCTGTGAATGTTGCCCCTGTGTGCTTGTAATCATCTTAACTAAATACATTTTCTTTCCTCGCTTTCTGTTAATTAATAAAATTCAATAAATCTTAACTTTTCTCCGTCAAACGCTGACGAACCAAGCTGTAACGATAACGTATTTCCGGCAAGACTTGCCGTAACGGGTAAGTGAGTCGTACTTGCTCCCGCCATGTAAATCAAAGAAACGTTCGATATTACAGAACCGTTTTCAAAATACACGTTTCCGACAATGAACTGATTATTGTTAGCCACGACACCAGAAGACACGGATATTGCCTTTGGTAATGTAGTAAAAGCCTTTGACGCTATATGCGTACCGGCTCCGACAGTAGCCTCGCCTATTTCTACGGACGAACTCTTTTTGTTCAATCCAAACAACTTGCCTTTATATTCTGCCATGTTTAAGCCTCCTTATTCGACACTTGTAACGAAGATATAGTAACTTGCGCTCGGTGTGTCTGAACCGTAAAGATAAAGTTCCTTTGCCGTTGCGTCGTAACCTACGTCTTCGAGAAGCATATAGTCTTCTTCAGCGGTTTCTGTCGTTACCGGTGTTCCGTCATAGTTACAAAGCGATACGCTCGGAACGTCGTAGATCCCCGTTAAAGATATCGTCTTTTTGTAAAGCGTTCTACTGTTGATTGTTACCTGTGTCCAACCCGTCGTTGTAACTGTAACAACCTTCGTCTTCTTTATGTTTGATATTGCGGTTGTGTTGGTTGCAACATTGCCGTTTGTGGTGTTTAAAGCCGCCTGTGTAGCCGTAGATATCGGCTTATTCATGTCGCTTGTGTTGTCAACGTTGCCAAGTCCAATAGTACCTTTCGTTATGCCCGCTACGGCGTTATCTACATAAGTAGTGGTTGCATAATTACCGACTGCGTCTTGCAAGTCATACTGTGTTCCGTCGGGTAACTGTACGCTATTAATTACTGCCATGTTTTAACCTCCCTTTATGGATTCGGTACAACTTCGGTAAACACTAACATTGTGTTAGATACCGCTACGTTGTACTGTTCTTCGAAGTTTGCCCCAAAGACAAGTCTTTCGCCTACAACCGCCAAGCCAAACGCCGCAAGAAGTGAAGCAACCGTATCGGCTGCAACCTGGGCGTAATGCTTTGCGTTTGTTGTGTCCTCGCCTTCACGGGTTCCGGTGCCACCTTCCGCCCATGACTCGGCAAGAACTGCCGAACCGCTTGCCGAAGTCGCCGCACCTGTCGCACGTCCTGCCTCAACGGTTATATCCGCAAGATAGTCCGGTTGCATTTTTGCGCCCGTGATTGAACCGTCTTTAACATCAAGTGATATACGCCCCGCCGTTACTGTCGGCTGAATCGTTGCGCTTGCGTCGAACTCATATTGAGATATAAGACTCGTTAAATCCACAAGCTCTACTGTGCCGTCATCAAGCGTTATGATAATCTTCTGATAGTTCGGACTTTGAGGATCTGAATCGTAAGTAAAATTAACCGCTATCTTTTCAAGTCCTGTGTTGATCTGCGTCGTTGTGTTGTTAAAGAGCGTAACCGTTAACACTCCGGACGGCTTATCAAGCTCTATCTTTTTAACAGCTTGTAACATATCCGTTTGATTAGCCTTTGTCGTATCAAACGTAACAACTCTGTCGTCGATAACGTCTATCGCCTGATCCATAGAGTTTAAGTTAGTCTGATTCAGAGGCGTGTTCGTTGACGGAAGGTTCTGCCAATTCACGTTCTGATGTGCCTTTTGCATTGTTCGCCAATTCCTCCTTTATCGTTATATCTGCCTGTCTTGTCGTCATTGTGAGCAAATCGCTTAATATAAGCCGTTTTGCTTCAATCGGAAGAGACGAAGCGTTAAGCTCATTTAGTAGTGTTTCTTCTAATATTCTTATTTCTATATCCATGTTATGTACCTATGTAAGTGATAAGCCTTGTAGAACCGTCTGCCATTCTGAAATTACGCTGTTGCTTTCCCATAGTCACGCCACCAATACTTATACTTCCGCAAGTAATATTTCCCTGAACGATTAACGCACTCAACCCCGCAAAGTATGAGCTTATCGATTGCGATACAATCGACTGACACGTTGCTTTTGTTATGTATGCGTTATTGATTGTTGCAACTGTTGCACTCAACGAGTCTATACGTGCGTTTGTAGCATTTAAGTCGCTGATTCTTGCAAACCCCGCATTTAAAATCATAGTATTGACTTCGTTTGCGGTTACTTTTGTTGCTGCAAGTTCATAAGCCTGGTTCGCTTTTGTTTGCGCTGCCCCTGCGTGAGAGTCCGCCGTCCCTGCGTAAGAATAAGCCGAGTCTGCTCTACTTTGTGCAGTACCGGCATTCGTATAGGCTGAGTCCGCTTTACTTTGTGCATTTGATGTCGCCAACTGATTAGCGTTAACGTCTGTTACGACTGTCGGAACGTAGGGAGGCCGCCTCTGATCGGAGTCGCTTCCGTATGCGTCCGTTAATGCCTGAATGCCCTTTAAGGTACGTTCAAGTATGTAAGTCGTGATAACGTTCCTTCTTGTATTGGCGATAATGATATCGCCACATTCAAGATATGGAAGTCCTTTAGCGTCTATGTCTGCGGGCGTATAACGTGCGCCTCTTACTTCGTTAAGGATTGCTTGTGTTGCCTGTGCTATGTTGCCAAGTCCCCACGCAAGCTTATTGTCGGATATATAGAACTCGTCACCTGTGTTGTCGCCCGCCGTTCCCTGGATAGCACCGTTCTTTCCAATGATTGAAACCTTACTGATCCAATCCGTATGAAACGGTTGATACGATATAGCCGAGTAAACTGCTTTTAGGATCTCTTCGGAAGCGTTTGACTCACGGGGGTAAAGATTATCGGCAGGGAATAAAGCGTCGTCGGGGTATAAGCCTTCGATTGCCTGTGCCAACTGTACATAGTGAAACTTCTTGTCACGGCCTATAAGTCCGAAGCGTCCGTTTATCTGACATAACCACCGAAGTATGTCGCCTCCGGTGATAACCTTGTCCTCAATCGTCTTGTTAAGCGTCTGATTGTCGTTAACAAGTGCAGCCGTGTCCTGCGTAATGCCTACAAGCTGAAAGAAAGAATTACGCATATTACGAACGAGGATAGGAAACGAAAGTCCGTTGTACCAAGCCGTTACGTCCCGATCCAATACTTTGTAAAGTGGATCATATGCAACAAAATCCGTTTGATAGTCTTCAAATGTTCTGTTGCTTTGTGTCTCAACGTAACCGCAAAATAACGGTATCTCTGTCCCTTCGTCGGCTTGTATCGTTGCTTCGATATATTCGCCTCTTATGTCCTGGACAAAATCATTAACGCTAAACGAAAAAACCGAAGCGCAACAACCCTTAAAGGATAGGTTGCGTTCGGTTTCAATCCGTTCGGTGAGTGTGACGGACTCTTTTATCAAGTCTGTGTTTGTGAACGTTATATTTCGGTTCGGAACGGTGATAACTACCGTCTTATGGACTACGCCTTTATATAACGCTTTCTCTTCATCTGATATGTTAATCATATATTATGATTCCTCTATCTGAACAGTGAACACGCCAGGCGTAAAGGTTAAGTCGTTCTTCTGACGAAGCTCCGGGGGTAACGTCACAAAGAAACTTCCCGTAACGCCTTCGTTCGTGTTGAGTGAGTAAACGCTTAAAGCGTATTCGTTACCCGTCTTAACGGCGTTAAGGGCCGTAAGAAACGACTCAAACGCTGCCCACGTTTTAAACTCAACCTCGAAAGAACCGCTCGTTTTTGTTCGGATTGTATCACGGTGCATTTTATGGTTTCCGTCTTCCCAATTATGAGTGACGTTCTCTTTGTACACCTTGTACGTTCCTTCGTGTATGATGTTCGAATAATCGGTGTTTCCGATACCTAACAAAAGAAACATATATACTCCTTACGCAAAAGCACTTTGCCCCGTCGATTTCTTGTATACGGTGTTCTGTGACTGCACAAGCTTAAATATACCCTGTGCGTCGCCCTGCAAAACTACCGTCACGGGAACCGGTGCAGCTTCACGGTTAAGCGATTCGCCTATATTATCAAGTCTGCTCGTTACTGCGGAATCGTTGTAATTAACGTTTACATTTGTCTGCGGAACAAGTGTACTTGCAAGTTCGTTCATTGAGTCCTGAACCTTATACAAATTCTGATCTATGCCCTTGGTCATTAAATCAATCATATCGGGCATAAATGTATGGAAGTTCGATAACGGCCCTTTTTCGGGTTCGGAGAAGCCGAGGAAGTCTTTAATAGTATTCGCTACCTTGCCGACTGCGTCCTTAACCTTGCCGATCATGCCGAGTATGCCGTCTATCATGTTTTGTATAAGGTCTTTGCCCCATTGTTTAGCGTTGTCGATTATCTCACGGAACTTATTAAGAAACATATCCTTGATTTCGGCTAACTTTCCGCCCGTGAGTTTGTCGAGAAAACTAAATCCTGCGGTATATGCGCCCTTTATGCCTTCCCAGGCTGCCGCCATAGCACCCTTAATGCCTCCGCCGTTCTCGTCGAATGCTTTCTTCATAGCACCCAACTTTTCGACTGCAACTTCTTTCGCTGCATTAAGTGCAACCTGTGCGCCTTCCTTGACTGCGTTAAACTTCTCGCTTGCTGCGGTTTTGACGTTTTCAAGCGCACCGACAACGGTATCCTTAACTGTGTTAAACGCTCCTACGACTGCGTCTTTAACTTTTGTAAAAGCACCCGATACAGTCTCCCAAACCATAACTGCACCCGCTTTGATGTTGTCCCAATTCTTGATTATCTCTTTAACTGCGACAACAAGAAGGGCAATCGCCGCAATTATACCCATGATGATAAGCACGATAGGGTTTGCCGCTATAACTGCATTTACCGCCGCTATAATAGGCGTTATGACGCTTATCGCTTGCGCTATGCCCGCAATAATACTTGCTATCGGTGAAATAGCCGCTATGACTGCGAGAATCGTCGCAACCATAGACACGGTATCGGGATCTAACTCGGATATCTTCTCTGATACCTTCGTGATTATCTCGGCAATCTTTTCAAGGGCCGGTGTTAATGCCTCGGCTACCTTAACGGCTGCCTGTCCGAAAGAACCGCTTAACTGTGCCTTTAACTTATCGAGTGTATCGTTAAGGTCGTTTGCTGCGTCAAGATCTTCCTGGCTAATTATCAAGCCTTTGTTCGAAGCCTCGTCGCCTAACTCTTTTAACGCTTTGCCTCCGTCGTCAAGTATGCCCGCAAGCTCGTCCGCACTCGCCCCGAATAGATCCATAGCGATAATGTCTCTTTCGGTTTCGTTGCTGATCTTGCCGAGTGCTTCGACGGTATCGTTAAAGATATCTTCGGTTGCTCTGTATTCGCCGTTTGCGTCCTTGACTGATACGCCTATCTTTTCAAACGTATCTGCATTCTTATCGAGGCCCTTTTTAAGCTTCTTAACCGCCCCCGTAATAGTGTTGATATCAACGTCTATAAGGTCGGAAGCGTAGGCCATTTTCTGAAGTGCTTCCGTCGATAAACCCGTTTGCTTTGCAAGCGTGTTTAACTCGTCTGCGTCTTGCCCCGCCTTGACTGCCATACCGCCAAGCGCAACAAGTCCGCCTGCGGCTGCGCTCGAAAGTCCCTTTGTAGCCTGTGCTACTTTATTCGCACCGTCACCGACTTCCTTCGCCGTCTGTGCGATTTTCTGCATAGTAGCGTTACTATTTGCCGCCGCCGTCTGAAGGTCTTTAAGACTCTTCTCGGTTGCGATTATCTCACGTTGTAATGCCTGGTAGTCTGCGCTTGTCTTATCAACGCCCGAAGCGTCCATTTGCGCCTGTGCGTCTTTAAGTTTCTGAAGTTTTTCTTTAGTTTCGTCAACGGCCTTTGCAAGTAACTGTTGTTTCTGTCGAAGTAACTCTATGTTACCGGGATCTACTTTAAGAAGCTTCTCAACGTCCTTTAACTGCGTTTGAGTCTGCTTGATATCCTTGTTAACCCCTTCGAGTGCCTTCGACAACTTGGTAGTATTGCCGTCGATTTCAATTGTCAAACCTTTTATGCGATCCGGCATGAATATATACCTCTAAAACGAATCAAAATCGCTCTGTTCCGCAAGTGTGCGGTACTCGCATTTGTCGTTGTTTCCTTCAATGATTAAATCCGTTACAAAACCGACGGAAAGTTCTTCAAGGTCGGACATTGTAAGTCCGATCTGCTTCGCACGTAAAAAGAAAACTGCCGTGTTTATTTCTCTTTCTGTCGGTTTGCCACGTTTTTTGATTTTGATGTTGTGCCTGTCGTTCCCAGGTACGTGTCGAAGATATCTTTTGAAGCATTAACAAAGTCCATGGGCCCGAAGTCCTCAAGCCATTCAATGTACTTTTCCTTTGTAACGCCTTTTAACGCTTCCCTTGAACACGTCGCCTGTACGTGCATAATAAAAGCGAGTTGTGACGATATATCTAATATCTCGCCTTCATCTCGCTTATTTCCATTAATCTGATTAAATGCTACCATTATGTCTTCACCGAATACCATTTTGTAACGTATCGGTGTAGCAGCATTGGCGAGAAGGTCGATTTCCTTCCCGCCAATGTTTACTATTCTTATCATAAGTCTTCTGCCTCCTTGTGTGTTAGGTTGTAGCCTGATGTACTGCTGAAAACCAAGCGTTATATGCTGTTGAAGCTGTTTCGGGGCAACGTGCCTTTACAATGTCAATGGCAAGTGCTGCATTGTAGATAGACGAACAGGTAAGGTTAACTGTCTCGGTCTGCGCTTCGATAGATTCCTCTGTTGTCCGTCCGGTAACTGAAGGACGGGAAGCAACAACGTTGTAAAGAACGTGTCTTGTTGCTTTGTCGTCGCCTTCGAACTGGAATAAAAGAGCGAAGGGAACTGCGTTTGCGCCTGCGTCTTCGTAAAGAACGCCGTCTGTGTCTGTTACTTCACCGAGTACGCTTGTCTTGAATCCTTCGGGAATGAGTGCGGATTCGAAAGAACCCGAATAGCCTGCGTTTGCCGCAAACTGCGCATATGCAATATCATCTGCGTAGAACTTGCTTGTTTCGCCTTCAGCGTCAAGTGAAAGATCTACTGCTCCGGGCCATGCTACGGGTGTGTCGTATGTAGCCGTTCCGTTTGTTGCAATGTGCGCAACTGCGTAATATACGTTTTTCAAGCCGTATTTTACTTTGTTAGCCATGTTTAAGCCTCCTTAAATGGTGATGTCATAACTGATCTGATACATATGCTCCGACTCGATATAATCTTCGTACTTGTTCCAAAAGATAGAACTGTTATTGAGCATTGTTTCAATAAGTCCTTCCGAAGTAACGTCTTTGTTCTTCGTATATAGTTCAATCGTTACCTCGTTCTTCTGAAGATATACTTTGTTGTCCGCTCCGAAGTTATCCGAGTTCTGAACATAGTACACAATGAAAGGAAGTGCGGGAGCATGATCTTCAGGGAACTGACGATATGCGACTTTATTCGCAAATCCTGTTAAGCCTGTAAGGGCCGTATATAATTCTGCAAAAGTCATACTCCCAACCTTTCCAACTTTTCTTTTATTCGCTCAATCGCTTTCTTTTCGGCTTTATCCTGGGCGGGTTTAACGTGTACCTGTGCTTCTACACGTCCACCGTTGCGCTTGGCATGGCCTTTTTCGAGCAAATGAACGAGTCTGTAATACTTCTTGTTGTAAACAATCAATTTGTTGTTTTTTTTGCTTCCACGACTCTTACGCATTCCATAAGTCCATGAGCTTGCATAATGTCCGGTCCGCTTCGGTGACGTTACTTTTAAATCGTCTGCCGTTTCTTTTCCAACGAGCGGAAGCGTTAAACCGATTACGTCTTCGGCTTTATCCTTATACTCGTCGAGTGCGTCCATTATGACTTTTTCCATTTCGCTTACGCTGATAGTTTCACTCATGAACCTATGTCCTTTTGACAATACAACTCGGTTCTTCCGTCAGAAACGAGATAAGTACGATATATGATATATCGCTTTCCTTCGTACTCTAATACGGTTTCGCCGTTGTACTCACGTTCCCAAACCTTAACAACGAACTCGGGTTTAATTCCGATCTCGCCGCCCCGGTAAAACTCCTGGGCGGACACACTCTGAAAGTTTCCTTTTATTGTGTTTCTTGTCTCGGTAATCGTAGGAACGCCCATACTGTCATACACTTCGGTTTGTGAGATTAAGGTAACTTTAACAAGTCTATTCACCGTTTACCGTCCCCCAATCTGTATATCCTGTGTGCATGGATAATTGCGTTTTTTGTTCGTCGTATGAAGCCTTTAACTTTTCTGATCTATCAATTGAGCCGTGAAGCTGCTCAAACTGATATGCAACGTAAGTGATAATAGCACGTTGAGCAATCGGATCTGTTGAGGAAGTCGTCACCGTGTCGCCTTCAACGCCCGCTACATTTAAGTCTATTACGCTTGCGTCGATTAAGTCCTGAAGCTCCGAGTCTGAAGCCGTCGAAGTAATCTGTAACGCCTCTCTAACTTTATCTATCATGCTCATATTGCTTTATCCTTTCTTCTTTGCCGGTGCCTTCTTCGGCTCGGCTTTTGCCTCGGCTTTTACTGCTTTAAGCTTATCTTCTTTTACCTCTTCCATGATAATCGTGTCGAAGTAGTTAACGTCGACTATTTCGCCGATAACGTGCAACCCGTTATTATCATAAAACGGTGCTTTAACTCTTACTTTCATTGTTTGCCTCCGCCAACTTATAAGCGTCATAAAACTTTTCTGTAACGATTATCTGCCCTACGTGTCCGCATTGTACGGTTGGATCTACCCATATATCATGGCCGAGTGCTATTGCTCTCTGGCAAAAACTAATGTCTTCGCCCATATGGTCGTATGGAGTAAACCAATCTTTAAATTCTGCCGCCATTTCAAGCAGTAAACTCGTTTTGACAAGAACACACCCAAATCCAACGCCCTGCGCCTTGAAGAGTTTATCCTTCGGATAATCTTTGTAACAAACGGCTTCAGCTCTTCCGTCCTCGTAGTGATTAATTGCTTTATATACAACAGGCTGATATGTTCCCGTCCGCTTGTGGTAAATACCACTTACAAACGGCTTATCATGCGCCATAAGTCTTTCAAGCGTGTCCGGTCCGAATATCATATCCGAATCAAACCACATGATATAATCGCAACCGAGTTCGATTGCTTTTGCCGCTATTTTGTTGCGACTATCGTAAATCAATGATCCCGCTACGTGAGTAACGAGACAATCTCCAACCCTGCGGAGCATGGCCA